TTGCTTTTATCATGCTCCATGATGCGCTGACGAAGATCCTCATCCGTTTCATCGTCGGTTCCGCCGGTAATGGCATCCTCATTCGTAATATCGGCGATACCGCCGATTGGAGACGCCATGAGCGTTACGCTGTTGGCCGGTACATTTCCAACAGGGCCGTTCTCGGTGCATTGGATGTCGATGTAGACAGTTCGTTCTTCGCTGTCTCCGGGGATAACAGCATCTTCCAGTGTAGCATATTCCACGTTGGAAGTTACGGCTGTTGCGGGAGTGCTGAACACAAAACCTTTGGGGATGAGCGTTCCTTCAACGCCCGTTACCTTCAATTTGCCAGAGGCGGCAGTGGCGGATTTACGGCTCAGACCGGCGGCGCGAGCGTGCATATCGAGGTATTCGCCATATGCCCATTCCGGAAAGAAAATCTGAATGATTTCATTCAGGACAATCATGGCATCGGCCTTTTCGATTGCCGCAGGGAACGTGAAGTCCGACGCAAAGCTGCCCTCTGTCTTGTCGATGTCTCCGGGAAGATTTTCAAGCATTCTTGCCCGTATCGTTTCCTCATCCATATCGTCGAGGATTTCAGGCGGCGTATAGCTGGTTACGTTTTCCATACAGTATCTTCACCTCCCATTACGTCACGACCGTCATTCCAACATCAAAAGCCTCCCAGCTCTTCGGCTTGATGATGAAAGAGGCGGTCAGTTCGTTGCCTTTCCACACATACTCAAAGTTGTACACCCTATCCACATGCGGGTTGCTTAAAAGAGCTTCGGAGATCGTGCGTTCAAGCGCAGACTGCACTGCATCGCGCGTCGGCTCCATCAGACAGGCTTCCACGTCGATTCCGCAGCCGTAGTAGCTCTGGCAAGCCCCGGCTTGCGTCTGAAGCGTTTTCAGCACCCACAGCATGAAAGCGTCTCTGCCGTTTACCATGACGACGCGGTTCGCACCGTCTCTGACAAAATCTCCGGTATCAAAATCAAAAAGAGGGGCGGGAAGAAAAACCTGTTCCTCCGTATCATCGGATGCCTGCATTGCAGGAATCTCGAATACCGGGTATAATTTCTGGCTTTCTGCCATTTTCACACCTCCTATCAGATGACGCTGCTTGCCGAGAGAATCACGTCCACGACCACAGCATCGTTCTGAACCCATGCAACCAGCACTCGGTCGCCAACTTTGAGCGCTTCGCGTGTGGAGACGTCCACGGTGTGACTATGGCTTCCGTGGTCGCCAACGCTCCGTGACGAGGTTGTAGCCTTGACGGTACGGCTTTTCAAGTGCCGACACACAAGGTAGTCAGAACGTGGTATCGGCAGCGGATATGTGTTTGTAAGCAGAGACTTATCGCCCTGAATGACGCCAAAATCAAGCAAGAGCTCCTTTGGAATCTGCTTATCCGCAATACCCCGAAGCACGCTTGCCAGTCTGCTTACACCCGGACTGTTGTCGCCTTTGCTCATGCCGGTTCCACCTCCATCTGCATCGTCATGGTTGTCGCATTGTGCGTGATGCCGAGAACGTAGAAAAAACCGCTCAGACCATCCGTCTTCGCGTGTATTCTGTCGCCTTTCCGAATCAACGGGAAGTCGGGAGACTGAAACGTAATCGTGCGTTCAGGTTTACCCTTCTCGTCAATCAACGCCTGCGCTTCCTTCTTGGCATCGACAAGCGAACTGCTGCCAGCCGCCTTGACAGACTGCAAGATGCCGTACTCCACGTCGCCGTCCACCGTCGCTTCAACCTTCGGGCGGCCTTCGCTGTCGTCCTTGCCGGTAATCACTACGCGGGTGACAAGGTTCGTCATGGAGAACTTGTCCTTGCTTGCCGTCAAATTCGTATCGGCTGTGAATGCGTAGATGTCAGGGTTTCCGCCCTGCTTTACAACATCCGCTTTTCCTTTGTTTGCGCGAATAATCGACTTCGCGCCGCCGAGCTTCTTTGCATCGTCCAGCGTCTCGGTCAGCATGGCAGAAATGGTCTTGCTCTTATAGAGAATTTTCTGATGGGTGACGTTTGCGCCGGAGTATTCGCCGACCGGCACATTCCACGAAGTCAGAATATCGGACATGATGCTCTGCGTGGTCTTGCCTTTGGCGTAATACTTGCTGTCCGTAGACTTTTGCAAATAGAAAAGCAGGTCGTAGCACGTCAGGACAATGGAATCACCCGCTATGCGCGAATGCTCCCATTCCCAAACCGTGCCGCGAAAAATCTCCTGCTGCCCAGCTCCCCAGTCTGCAAACAGATAAACAATCGTGCAGAGGGCGAGCGCCTGAGATAGGCGCCCACCCTCAAACGGGATGTCTCGAATCGTAAGGTTCAGCCGGACGGCAAGTTCTTTCTCGTTTTCCTCCCAAGCAATATTCTCGGCTACATTTTCGAGATGAACCTGCCGCCCATCTGAAAGAACGGCAATCAGGTAGTAGCTGATCTTTGACAAATCAACGGATACCATAAACTGCCCTCCTTACTTCTTGAGCCTGTTGAACGTATTCTTCTTTGCAGGGGTAATCTTCTTCGTAGGGATATTTATCTTTGTGGTGGTCTTCTTCGTAGTAGACTTTGCAGCGCCCGCAAGAGCACTCTTGATTGCATTGGTGACTTTGCTCAATGCGCTGGACACGACCTTCGTCTTGGATTCAATGCTCTTCTTCACTGCATCCTTCGCCACATTGATTAGGCTCGTATTCGGCTTCGATAACGTCAGGGACTTCTTGCTG